CTGTATTAGCTAAATTACATTACTACAAAGATAGTGTCTCAGTAGCATCAACCGATCATACAACACACAAACAATTTTCAGATATTAAAAAAGGTTATAACTCAGTTGTAATGATAGGAACTGAAAGACAAATATGTGCAGATGATACAATAGATAATATTACAGGTACATATTCCTATAATCTTACAGACAAAATGCTTAAAGCATATAAAGAAAACAATAACCAATTATTAATAATTAAATAAATAAATATGAAAAATAGTAAAGTAGTAAACGTACAGGGTTCAGGGATGTTTAAAGAACTATATGTATTTGAAATAGAATTAGATAACGGAGATGTAGGTAAAATATATCGTAAGTCAAATGATTCTAAATTGAGTGTAGGACAAGATATATCTTACACTATGAATGACAAAGGAAGTATTAAGATTGTAACAGATTATCAAAAAAATAATCAAAGTCAATCAAATCCTAAACAAGATGATGTACAAAAACTTATTGTAAAGCAATCTAGTTTAAAAGCTGCTGTTGATTTTGATAATAACTGTACACCTGAAGATGTATTAAAAAATGCACAAATGTTTTATGAATGGGTATGGGGTTTAACTCCTACACAAAATAAAATTAATAAAGTAGCTGAAAAGTTTGATTCAGATTTACCTTTTTAATTATGACAAGTAGAGAAAAGTTTGAAGCAATTTGCGACCTTACTACACACATAGTAGGGTTGCAAAGAGGTTCTTTAGCATACAAAACAAGAAAGCAAGAAATTTTAGTACCTAGAATGGTTGCAAGTGTTATAGGTATTATGACTAAAGATATACACCCTACTACTATTGCAGATATAATAAAAAAGGATCGTACTTCTGTATTGCATTATATGAATTCGCATAAAACAAATTATGCTAGTTTTCCTTATTACAGAAATATTTTTAATAAAGTATATAATGCTTTTAACGAAAGCGAAAAAATAAAAGTTGTTTTAACAAGTAAAAAAGAAATTTGTAAGTGTCTTATAGATGCAGGTATAAAAATATCTGCAAATCCACAAGTAAAGATTAAAATAACAAGTGGTAAGGCAAAATATGTTTTACCTACAAGCTATTTGGATTTTTCTAAAAATATTGATATAATTAAAAACGCATTAAAAGAAGTAGATTACTCTACAGAAATTATAACATTATGAATGAAAAACCAAATTATTACGCAATAATACCTGCTAATGTAAGGTATTCTGATCTAAAACCTAATGCTAAATTATTATACGGAGAGATAACTGCACTTAGTAATAAGTATGGTTTTTGTTTTGCTTCTAACAATTATTTTGCACAATTATATAACGTAAATAAAAACACTATAAGTTCTTGGATAACTGATTTAAAAAAAGAAGGTTTTATAACTGTAAAAATAGAAAGGGATTTAAGGAACGTAATCACAAAAAGATGTATAGGTATAACGAAAAAGATGGATACCCCTATACACGAAATCACGGAGTATAATAATACAAGTATTAA